AAGACAGACAAAGAAGTGATAACGCTAGTAGTGTTGATCGTGTCATTCTGTGTGATCTTTTCAATCATTAAACCTGACGCCCTCGAAGTCACATTTAATGACCAATCTTTTGTACTGTCTGCAACTGTAAATACTGCATCTCCCCCAGAGATACCTGCTGAAGCAGCTACGCTTATATTAGAACCTTCCCAAGTATTTATAGTAGAGCCATATTTTTCTGTGACTACGCTGCGAGTTATGGTTTGTGTAGTGTTTTCAGTTCTATTACTTGAACCAGTAGTCCACGTTGGCACTCCGTTTGCATAACAGGGTGCTACTAAAAACAAACCTAGTAAGAGTAGCTTTTTCATTTGATGCCTACTTTAGAGTTCTTATTATCTACTATAGTATCTTTTTTCTTTTTTATGGAAAAACCTAGTGATGCTGTACTTGCTGAAAAAATACTTGCAATAAATGTTGGGTCAAAATCTACAATCTTTTTACCAGATGGAGGTTCGTAATATGAGAGAGATAATAGGGTTGCCGACCACAGAAGCACACAAACTTTGACTATGGTTTCAACTTTACTTGGTTCTTGTTCTTCCATAGAAGTGCAAACTCTTGTCTAATACTAACAATGTAGCTATGTTTGGAAAGTAACACAAGATTATTATGCTGAAACTGTTAAAACCAATACTACTTAAATTCTTTACTACAACTGCTGTGAAGAGACTTATCGTAGATTTGCTTCGTGCAATCTGTAAGCAGACCTCGAATACTCTTGATGACAGGGCTGTTGATATGTTGGAGCAGCAGTTGTTTCCTAAGATGAACTGATATGAACCATAAAGAGTTTTTTAAGGTTCTTATTGGCAACCCACCGCCAGAAGTAGAGTTTGAAATACTAAAGAAACAACGTGAAACAGAACAATTACCTGAAGAAGCTATAAAAGCGTATTGTTTAGACTTAGTTAAATACACCAAACTACAAGATATGCTGCTTACTGCTGCATTAATGCGTATATCAGATATAGAAGCTAAAGTGATGCGTTATGAAAGAGGTGTAAGACTATACAAAAAAGTAAGAAAACTAAGTTTCTTTGGTAAAATTAAGTATCTTCTATCTGGCAATACAGATCAGAAGTGATTATATTAATTTAAAACAAGACTAATCATGGATAAAAGTTTAAAAATAATGAAGACTTTGCACTATGAGTTAGCTAAAGAACTGCTAGATAAGGTACGTTGTGGCGAAGCAAAGGCAGGAGACTTAAACGTAGCTAGACAATTTTTAAAAGATAATGGTATCGAGTGTATTCCTGTAGAAAATAACCCAATGACAGAGCTAATGAATAACTTACCAGACTTAGAAACTATCCCTCTTACAGATTAATAATTGCAACCCTTACCAGAAAAGCTACAAGATTTTAGATATTTCTTAATTGTTACTTGGAGACATCTAAACCTACCAGACCCTACACCTGTTCAACTAGATATAGCAGAATATCTACAACATGGGGCTAGAAGAAAGATTATACAGGGGTTTCGTGGTGTAGGTAAAAGTTGGATTACAAGTACTTACGTTGTTTGGCGATTAAGGATAGACCCACAACTAAAGTTTCTTGTGGTATCTGCCAGTAAAGACAGGGCTGATAACTTTACTACCTTCACTATGCGTCTTATAAACGAGATGCCTATACTTGCTCCACTAATCCCCAGAGATGACCAAAGAAACAGTAAGGTAAGTTTTGATGTAAGACCTGCTAGTGCCGATCACGCACCCTCCTGCTCTTCTAAGGGGGTCTTATCGCAGCTTGCAGGAAGTCGTGCTGATGAAGTCATAGCAGATGACTGTGAAGTACCTAATAATAGCTTTACACAGCCTATGAGAGACAAACTTAGTGAAGCTGTAAAAGAATTTGAAGCGATACTAAAACCAAGTGGCAAGATTACTTTCTTAGGTACACCACAAGTAGAGAACAGTTTGTACCTGACACTAGAAGAACGTGGATATGAAACACGAATATGGACTGCACGTTACCCAAACCATAAAAACAACTACGGAGATCGTCTTGCACCACGTCTTGCTAAGAACCTCCTAGAAGGCTCTGTGCAGCCACAAGACCCTGTTGACCCTGTAAGATTCTCTGCACAGGATTTGATGGAACGTGAAGCGTCTTATGGGCGGTCTGGGTTCAATCTACAGTTCATGCTTGATACAACTCTCTCAGATCAAGATAGATACCCTCTAAAAATTAACGACTTAGTAATTATGTCGGTCAATAAAGAATACGCACCTGAAAAAGTTATATGGTCTAACTCTCCTGAGTATGTAATCTCTGATCTACCCTGCGTTGGATTCAACGGAGACAGGTTTCATAGACCTGCACAAGAGTTCGGAGACTACATTGAATACACAGGTAGCGTAATGTTTGTTGACCCCTCTGGAACTGGTAAAGACCAAACAGCTATATCCTGTGTAAAGATGCTAAATGGTAACTTGTTCGTTACAGAGTGCTTTGGTTTATCAGGTGGCTACTCCGATAGAGTCCTAGAACGCATTGCTAAGACTGCTAGAGACAATAAAATTAACACAATAATTGTAGAACAGAACTTTGGTGGTGGTATGTTCTCTCAACTTCTAAAACCTTTCCTAATGACATTCCACCCTTGCGAACTTCAAGACGTGCGAAATACAAAGACTAAAGAAATGAGAATTATTGACACCTTAGAACCTGTAATGAACTCTCATAAACTAATTATTGACCGCAGAGTTGTAGAAAATGACTTTAAATCTAACCCTAATGAAACTCCTGAACGTAGATTAAAACTTCAACTTATCTACCAAATATCAAGATTATCCAGAAACAAAGGCTCTTTAGTACATGATGACCTTGTTGACTCTCTAGCAGGTGCAGTTGCCTACTGGACTGACTATATGGCTCAAACTGAAGACCTAAACATATCCAGACGTAAAGATGAACTCCTAGCTGTACACCTCGATAACTGGGGTTCTTTACTAAACAACACCATATCTCAATCTGCTATGGGTATGACTCCTCAACAAATAAGAAATTCTAATGTATCTGATGATGGTTTTATAAGCGGAGCTTATTAAAGCCTAGTATAGGAGAAAGATACCTCTCCTTACACTAAGATTACATTAGGATTATCTGGGTGGCGTCTATCACTCCGTACAAAGATAATTCTATGTAATCTGCCTACAGAAAAAAATTTAACGAAAAAATCTGAAAGGGTAATAGAAGATACGCACGTTGCCGTTCCCCCTATAGATTCTTTGATTTTTCTCTAATTTTAAAAAAATAATTCATTATTTATAAAAAATCCTAGTCTATGACTGGATTCTTAGAATATTATTACTATTCTTTATAGGATATTCTGGAAATTTTCTATTAATTGCTTCTATTTGTTTCCTTAATCGGTAGGGGGTAGGGGGTGGATCAATAGGTTAGATCAATGGACTATATAAGGGGGTCAATATAGGGGGTCAATAGGATATAAAAAGAGAATAAAAAAAGAACATAAAGAAAGGCTAATAAACACTAAGATAATCTAATTGTTACAGAATGTAAACAATGAATTTAGTCAGTGATAGTAAGGGAAGTCAGGGTATTTTGAAATTAGTTGTTGACAGTTTTAAGAAACACTTGTTAGAGTGTGTTCAACGGATCGAAAGAGATTCGTTTTTACCAAACAACTAACCACAAAGTTTTTATGAAAAAAGTAAAAATAGGCTCTAACATTTATGAGTCTAAACTAGGCAACGGATCAGTATTTTTCTGGTCATACAATACAATCGTTGCAGCTAATCTAGTCAACGAGGGCTATGTTAGAACTGATATGCACCACAGTAAGACTACTACTAGGCAGCTTAACAAGTGGCTATCAGGTCTTAAATACAAAACTGTATCTCAAAAATTCTTAGATAGCTTTATCTATTGCGACTAATTACCAAACCTTTACCAAAAAACTAACTATCATGTCTGAAATTTTAATCTCAACTAGGGTTGCCTACGGAACTACATACGTTGATGTAGTCAATGATGACCAAAGAGTACCACTACAGTCTTTGACTGGTAACAGTACTCTTACTCAAAGCAACATTAATGCCCTTAAAAAACTAGGGTTTACTTTCAAACTTCAAGCCACTACTCCTGATATTGATTTTTAATTATGTCACTTGCAACACCATCAGAACAAAAGGCATTTTATGAGACTGAATTTAATGTCAAACTAACTGGCTCTATGTTGATAGAACTATTATGGCACTCTCAACAGTTCAAAGAGAAGCACCCAAGATATTGGGATTACAAAGACCCTGACTACTGCCAAGCGTACTGTGATGAGTTCTTTGACATGAGAGCTAGGCTCAAAGAGCCACAACAAAACTTTACCATTGACTAACTATGGACTATCAAAAAACCAAAGTAACAACCTCTGAATACTGGGACTTTTTCTGGGAACAATTCAATATGGACTATGACGAATGTATGGGCTATGCAGACTATGACATAGTTTGTAAACGTACCAAAGAATACGTTGATAAACAAATTGAAATTGCTTAACGATTCCTTAGAGCCTACTAGTTAGGCTCTCAAGAATCCTTAACAAGATTCTACAAACCAAAACTACTTTACCAAAACAATGACCCAAACAACTGTCAAAAAACAAACTACTAAAGAACCTTACAATCCTGATAAGGGGGTTCAAGAATTAGCTGATACGCTGATCTCACTAATGGAAAAAGGTTGTAATCCTTTTCGCAAAGAGTGGAGTCCTGAAGCTGAACACATGAACTTTACCACTGGAGAATACTACCAAAATGGTAACCTTATAGCCCTTGAGATTTACAAACTAGCTCAAGGCCATAAACACTCTTATTGGTGCGGGTTCAAACAGGCTCAAAAATGGGGTCTTAAAATCAAAAAGGGTAGTAAAAGTGCAGTCATTCTTAGACCTGTTACTATCAAAACTACTAGACCCTTAGAGGACGATAAACCTGATGGCCTGCAAGTAGAGACAGGTGGCTCATTTACTATCTTTAAACCTACTAGAGTGTTCAATATAGCTTGCTTTACAGGGTCAACACCTGAGAATCAAACAAAGCTAGATAATAAAATAGCTGAACTTGATAAACAACATGAAGCTACTAACTTTGAACCATTAGATGACAGGTTAAAGAAAGTACATGACATAGTAGTTACCAACTACATTGATGAACACGTCAGGGGTTTCAGTAATAAAGGAAATACAGCCTACTATGACGTACTCTTTGATGAGATCGTAGTACCTGACCGCACTAGATTCTCAAACAATGAGAACTACTACGCTGTAGTTATGCACGAAGCCTGTCATAGTACGGGTTCTCAAGAGAGACTAGCGAGACAGGGTATAGTCAAAGCCTGTGGATTTGGCTCTGAGCTATACGCTGAAGAAGAAATCATTACGGAATGTGCGGCCTTTTTACTAGCTAGAGAGTTGAAAGTTAGCACAACTGATGACCAACACGCTAGTTACCTTAAGAGTTGGTGTTCTAAGCTACGCAAAGAACCCAAGTTTATTAACACTATCTTAGGACAATCAGTTAAGGCTAAGAACTTTATCCTGAACCCGATAGTTGACAAATCCGATAACACCTGATAGAGTGTTTCACATAGACCCACTCTTATTAGCCCTGACCAAAGGGCTAGTATGAGTGGCTCACAAAGAGTCACTCAGTTGTAAACGCTTTACTTCTATTAACTATGGAATTACAATTCCCAAAATCCTCTCATCATTCAGGATTAAGAGTGATGCTACGCAACCCACACCCTAAGAAAGAACGTCATGGGGACTGCGGTACGCGTGCAATCTGTTTAGCTTATGACCTTGACTATCAACAAGTCTGGAATAGAGCTACCAGAAACAAGAGAGCAGGTAGTTACTATTACGATCAATGGGGTCAACGTAAGCAATCTTACAAGAGTGCTGACTGGGGTTTAAGTAAGCAAGATTTAATCTTAACACTTCAAGACTTTGGACTTGATGTTGTTTACAAATCTCTTACTAAATACAGGAACAAAGACAAGTCAACGTGGTTGTACTTTAATCAAGACAATTTACCTAAGACTTGTATAGCTCATGTACCTAGTCACTGGGTTGCTGTAAGAGATGGTGCAATCTGGGATACCTACGATAGTAGAGGTAAACGACCTAGAAAACTTAGAGGTTATGTATGTCTTAGACAAGACGTATTACCTAACCACTAAGGAGTCACAACAACTGGGCATAGTGTAAGAGCTATGCCCTTACTAACCAAACAAAAAGTCACATGAAATTAAACGACCTAGTAAACAAAGTCAATGATGAGTTCTGGCCTGAGTCACTTGACAAACCACAAGAGAAACAAACCTACGCTGAATTTCTAAATGAGTCACAAGTATTTGCTGACTGGCTCAAACAAATACCTTTTAACTTTGATCTCAAGGGATTAAAAGTTAACAAAGATAACTCAGTAACAATGGTATTTAAAAACTCTTTGGATACTGATAGGTTCAAACCTATGAGTTGACAACAAAAAAACAAATGGGCATACTTGACTAAGGGTATGCCCTACCCACTAACCAAACAAACGGAGTCACATGAAAACTTCACTAAAAACAATCGTCTTAGACGCTATCGAATTTGAACTAGATGATAGCGAATACTGTAACGGACTTGATAACTCAGGGTGGTACAACTGGAATGATAAAGAGAAATTCCAGTGGTGCTATAACGTATGGTTCTCAAGTGCTAACCCTAACACAACATCAATGCGAACTACTCTAGATGAGTGGTTAGCAGGGCTACCGATAGCTCTACCCTACATGAATGACAACATCAGGGATATGGGTCACGACCCTTACAACTTCTTTCTTGACTGTGCCAAACTGATAGTAGAGCAAGCAGGGTGGGAGCATATACAGTTTAAGAATATGCAATACCCTGATCTAGCAAGACAACCACTCAAAAAGATAGAAACTTTAGAGGGTCAGTTTCTACCTAACTTTCACGATTAGATATGAAGCACCGCAAACCCTCGCAAACCCTTTGGGAACTAGAGTCTATCTATGATCGTCTTTGTAGGATTATAGGTACACAACCAAAGGATTACTGGCGAACTACACCCACTAGGGAAGCTATCACAATTCTCAAAAGAGAAATTGTAAAAACAACTTTATCAATTAAGGAGTCACAACAATGAATGTTTCAATAGGAGATTATGTCCAAACAACTGAAGAATATAATCCTCTCGGTTCTATCTCAGGTAAAGTAATAGAAGATCATGGCAATAAAGTTGTCATAATTGATGATTGTGCTGAGTTTGATGAGGATTTGTATTTGCTATTAAATAAATCTGATTTAGAAATTGTAAAAACAACTTTAGCTATTAAGGAGTCACAACAATGAGCATGGGAACTTTACTAGACCTTACACATGATGAACTTAAAGAAGTTTATCTATCTCTTACTAAGGGTCAATGGAAAAACTTAGAAGCTAACAGGTCAGCACAAGAAAAAATACAAAGGTATTTAATTGATGTTGCTATGACCTGTGAATTTAAAACAAAGGAAAAAACTAAATGAGTATATGTCCTAACTGTCGGAGTCTCAATACTAAAAATCTTGAGACTCGCTTTAGGAGTGGTAAGCCTAACCCTATCAATAAGAACAAGGCTAACATTCCATACACTTCAAGGCGAAGAGAATGTATTGACTGTGGTAAAAGATATACCACAAGAGAATACAATATCGTTGATCTTATTGCCTTTGCAAAGCTACCAGAGCTACAAAGAATTGATGACCTTATGCCCTGATGAATACACTAGATAAAATTAACGCTGCCACTCAGCGTATTAAAGAACTAACAACCCTTATTAACCATTGGAGTCACGACCTTGAAAAAGAAAGTACCAACATTAAAAGAAGCTGCGAACAAAACTTATCGCAGGAGAAAGAACGGAGATGTATCAGCTAAAGATTTTCTTACTAGCATGAGACATAATGTTCAAGCACTTGGAGACATACCAGTAAACAAGATTACTACTAGTCTTATTAACAAGATGAATGACTACAACAAGTCACGACCTAACTGTAATGAAGTAGTCAACAAGAAGATGGGTCATCTCAAGCTAGTCTTAGAAGACTGTAGAGATGATGGGTATATAACTATGCCTGAGTTTCCTAAACCTAGACGTGTCAAGAAGAACAAGAAGGTACACTACCTGACTGCTGACATGGAAAGAGAACTCATGTCTTACCTGACTTGCTTCAATCACCACGAACACCGAGATGTATTTAAGTGTTTGATTGATATAGGTTGCAGGGTCATGGAACTACTGACACTTGAAAAAAGATTTGTTGACTTTGACAAAAATCAAATTACATTCCAGTACAGGAAGAACGGAAGACCTAATACAGTACCTATGACTAATGCTGTCAGGTCTATCATCAAGCCTTACTATGACAAGTGTAATACGCTAGACCTACTGTTCGATCACGACTATACATGGGCTAATAGTATATTCCAAAAGGCCAAGTCAGAACTGGGCTATGGTAAACACAAATGGTACAGGATACATTTGTTTAGAGATACCTGTGGTTCAAGACTTGCTCAAGCAGGGGTACAAATTCTAATAATCCGAGACTGGCTAGGACATGAAGACATACAAATGACAGAGAAGTATTCTCATCTAGCACCTGACTCTATGCACCAAGTAGTTGGAGTATTAAATGCAACCAAGTAAGAAACAACTAGAGCTAGAGCAAAGTATCTTTAGCATCTCAGGATACAATAAGCTATCAAGGAATAACAAACTAAGAGAGAAGGGCAGGGAGTCTGAAACACCATACGCTAGAAACATGATTGAAGCAGGACTTGATGCCCTTACAAAAGCATTGAAGTTATACGTTGAACAATCAATGACTGGTAAAGCAGGGGTCAGGGCTATAGCTGCCAAGTATATAGCTCAGTTCCCTGACCTTGACGTGGTATCTTTTATTGCTTTCAAAGTAATCATAGATAATACATCACTTGAAAAACCAACAACAACAATTGCTATAAACATAGGTCAAATGTTGGAAGATGAGATGCGTTATACAATCTTTGAACAGCTAGACCCCAAGTACTTTAAGAACATCAAGAGACATACCAGAGATACAAACCATACAGGCTACAAAAAGAACATGGTCAGAACTCACATGAGTAAGAAGGGTATAGAGTTTGAGACTTGGAAGAAGGAAGACAAGTTAAAGATAGGTCTAGTTCTTATTGATCTAGTCATGGTAAATGTAGGCATGGTCAAGATGATTAACAAGAGAGTAGGCAAGAGTCTGTTGTCTTGTTTAGTCTTTACTGAAGTAGCTATGAAGTGGATACAAAAGGGTAGAGCTAATCGGATAGCTGCATATCCACAGTATCTTCCTTGCTTCGATAAACCTAAAGAATATACAACACTATCTGATGGAGGTTATTACACCGAGAGACTTAGAACAAATGCTATCAAGACTACTAATCCAAAGACATTAAAAAAGTTACAAGAAGAAAACTTAACAGTATGTCTAAAGGCTCTAAACCTTGCGTCACATACAGCGTGGGGGGTAAATAAATTTGTGTTTGATACTCTTGTATATTGTTGGGAAGAAGGTATAGAAGTAGGGGGGTTGATAAATAAAGAACCATTAGAGCTACCACCTAAACCTGATGACTGGAATGATAAGGAAAAGACAAAGACATGGCGATACCACGCAGGTCTTACACATGATACTAACCACAAAAACAAAGTCAAAAGGTATCAGATACTATCAATCATTGATACTGCAAAAAAATTTCTTGGAGAAAAATTTTATCACATATACCAAATGGATTTTACTTCTAGGTTTTATCCTGTAACTGCACACTTCCACCCACAAGGTACTGATATAGCTAGAGGATTACATCAGTTCTATGAAGGTGGAGAGATCAAGACCAAGAGACAATTGGACTGGTTAGCTATAGCAGGAGCAAACGCTTTTGGTATGAGCAAGTGTAGCTATGAAGAGAGACTAGAGTGGGCATACATAGAAGGTCAGGACTATGCAGAGCAGGTAGCACTTGACCCTATAGAGAACATTGATATATGGGGTAATGCCACTGACCCATTCCAGTTTCTTGCATGGTGCAAAGAGTGGCATGACTTTATGCAGGTGGGTATGAACAATGGTTTTATCTCACGATTCTGTTGTTGTCTTGATGGTACGAACAATGGCTACCAACACATAGCAGGACTGGTATCTTGTAAAGAACTAGCAGGTAAAGTTAACTTACAATACAGCAAGCAACCGCAGGATTTATACAAAGAAGTACTTGCAAAAGTATTGACACTACTGAAGAATGATACTTCAAGTCAAGGTCAGCTATGGTATGAGCATAGAAAGAAAATAACTAGGAAGTTTATAAAGAAACCAGTCTTGATGATACCTTACAATTCAACAACCTTTGGCATAGCTAATCATGTAGAAAGATACTTTGTAAATGAAAATATTTCTATGGCAAAAAATTTTAAGAACAACTTTTATCTTGCAACAATTATTGAGACTGCTGTAAGTATGATTAGTCCTGAGAGTATCAAGCTATTAAAGTATCTATCAAAGATAGCTGTATGTTTTAACAAAGAAAACAAAACTATCTCATGGCATACACCCTCTGGTTTTTTAGTACAGCAAAAGTATTACGTCAACAACAGCAAGATAATAAGAACCAAGTTAAGCAACTCAAGTATGAGATTAAACTTAGCTGAACCTACACTACAGGTTGATAAAAGAAAACAGGCTCAAGGATTTCCAAGTAATTATATACATAGCTTTGATGCTGCACACCTACAATTAACTTTGGTTGAAGCAAGCAAGATGGATATAAACCAGTTCTGTATAATACATGATTGCTTTGGTAGTCCTGCTGCTGATCTTGATAGACTGATTGAATGTGTGAAGCAGACATTTTTCTACATATATAGTGACAATAATTTAGACAACCTACATCATCAAGTAGCAGAACAACTAAGTGATACCAAAGGATTACCACCTGCACTACGCATGGGAGACTTTGATATTACAGATGTGTTGACAGCACCATATATATTTACATGACAAGAGATCGAGGTACAATAAATATACGTCTTAAGTAAGACGAATTACACGCATACAATCCAAGCTAAATGGAACAAATTAAATCGGAGACTATTAAGATAGTCACTCCTGTTGGTACACGTTTTAGGTACTCATGGTTAGTAACACCTGATGAATATAAAGGTGTAGAGAAATGGAAGACTGAAGCTATCATTCCTGTAGGCGAAGCTAGTCAGAAGATAGCACAACAGTTAGAGGACTTGATCGAAGGGTGGAAGGCACAGTTAAAAGCTGCATTTCCAAAGAGAGAGTTTACTCTTACAAAGAGTCAGAAGACTGGTAAGCCTAGCTTTCCGTGGTCATTTGAAGACGAAGGTTTAATCATTCGATTAAAGAAAAATGTAAGAGGAGTCAAAGGTAATCTCACTCCTATTACTATGTTCAAGCATGACCCTGCAACTGGACAAAACTTGTTGATGACTGAAGAACAAAGGGCAGAGATGGATAAGATAAGTCCTGAAACTACAGGTCAAATATCTTTCCTAGCTTCAGGCTATGACGCAGGTGCTAATGGTGTTGGCATAAAGTGTATGCCACTATCTATTTGTTTCAGAGAGATAGTTCCCTTTAGTGGTGGAGCTAGTGACTTTGAAACAACTGAACCTGCAAGCTATGAAGAAAAAGAAACAGTCAGTTCTGGAGCAGACTTCTAAGTACAAGAGTAAATTTGAAAGTCAATTTGCTGACAACCTAAACAAAAAGAAAATTATCTTTACCTATGAAACACTCAGCATTGACTATGAAATTACTTGCACCTATCGGCCTGACTTTATACTCAACAATTTTATTGTTGAAACGAAGGGGTACTTCTCAAAGGAAGATAGACGAAAACATCTTGCGATTAAGAAGAAACGACCCGACTTAGATATAAGGTTCTGTTTTCAAAATAGTAGAACTAAACTATCTAAAGCTAAGAACTCTATCTCGTATGCTCAATGGTGTACGAGACATGGGTTTCAATACTGTGACAAATTTATTCCTGACTCTTGGTATGCCTAGCTTCCCTTTACCACCCGACCCAAAGATAGGTTGCGTTATGTTTGATGACTACAGAAGAATGTGGATAGTATTTAATGGCAAAGAGTGGGTGGACATAAACCTGAAAGAACACAAGTGCAGTCTCAATGAAAAGCCAATACAAGATTAAAGAGATTTGCCCTGAGTGTGGCAAAAAAAACTGTGCAGTTTTTAGTGATGGACATAAGCATTGTTTCACTATGGACTGTGGCTATACCTACTACCCCAACAAGAAAGAAAAGAAAGTGACTATTATTCCACTACGAAAACAATCACCCAAACTATTAAAGGTTACACCTATAGCTTTAGCCAAACGTGGAATCACTAAAGAGACTTGCGAACTATTTGGTTATGGACAGGCAGAGTTTAGAGGACAGCCTGTTCAGGTTGCTACTTATAAAGATCAGAAAGGTAATGACGTAGCACAACACGTTAGGTTTGCTGACAAAAAGTTTGCTTGGATAGGAGACATATCAAACGTACAGCTATGGGGTCAGCATCTATGGAGACAGCATGGTAGTAATGGTTCAGTCTTTGTAAGCTGCTTCGAGGGCGAGATAGATTGTATGAGTGGTTCACAGATACAGGGTAATAAGTTTCCCTGTGTATCCATTCCGTCAGGTGTACAGTCAGCAGCTAAGTATCTAGCAGCAAACTACAAATGGTTAGATACTTATTGTCGTATAGTTCTATGCTTTGATAATGATGAAGCAGGTAACAAAGCAGCAGAGAAATGTTTAGAAGTCTTACCCAAAGGTAAGGTTGCCATAGCAAGACTAGATCGTAATGACGTTAACGATCATCTTGTATTAGGCGAAGGAGATATAGTACAGGAGAGACTATGGAAAGCTAGACCTGTAAGACCTGACTCTCTTATCAATGCAGCAGACGCTTGGGATTTGTTTACCAAAGAAACAAGTAAAGCTGTATGTGACTTTCCATATCCAATGCTTAATGAATATACAAGAGGTCTGTTTCCTAGTCAGCTATTCACAGTAGCTAGTGGTAGTGGTGCAGGTAAATCAACAATATGCAGAGAGTTCTGCTATCACTTCTTAAAAAAGAATCTCAAGGTAGGTTATATAGGTTTAGAAGAAACAGTACAAAGAACACTTCAAGGTCTAGTAGGTATTGACTTGAATGTACCTTTGCACTTAAATGAAGATGTCATAAAAAAAGAAGAACTGAAGGTTGCGTTTGATAAGTTGACTTCCACTCGCAACCTCTTTCTTTATAATCACTTTGGCAGTCTTGACCCTGATGTATTGCTAGAACAAATAAGGTATCTGGCAACTGTAGATAAAGTACAAGTAGTTATCCTAGATCACATATCAATCGTCATGTCTGGTCTTGAGTTAGACAATGAAAGACGTGCAATAGATGTAACAATGACTAAGTTAAGAAGTCTATGTGAAGCAACGAACATAGCTTTGATAGTAGTAAGTCATCTACGCAGACCGCAAGGGCAAGGACACGAAGAAGGTAGAGACATATCTGTATCTGATCTAAGAGGTTCTCACTCTTTGGTACAGCTATCAGATGTAGTACTTGGTGCGTCAAGAAACCAAGTAGGAGATGCTAGTGAAAGACAGAGATTACAGCTAAAGGTATTGAAGTCGAGACATACTGGTATGACAGGCGAAGTAGATAAGTTATTGTACGACCAGAAGACAGGTCGGCTAGTAGTTTACGAAAACACATTCGGAGGTTTATGACTTTACTAATTGATGCAGACTGGTTGATCTACAATTCTTGTTGTGCCTGTGAAGAAGACACAAGATGGACTGAACACGAACATACTCTTCATTCAGATGAAAGAGATATTATGAATCTGATTGATAGCAGGATAGATGTTTTTAAAACCATAGCAGGAGAAAAGCATGACATAGTTATGTGCTTTACTTCTTACCCAACATTCAGGCATGAGATATTCCCAGAGTATAAGATACATAGGATAGGTAAAAGAAAACCACTAGCTTTGAGATCAGTAATTAATAACTGCAAAAAAATATATGACTGTGTATCTTATCCAAATCTTGAAGGAGATGACGTACTTGGATTACTAGCTACCAACGGACAGTATAAGAATCCAATAATAGTATCAGTCGATAAGGACATGAGAACTATACCTTGCAAGCTGATAGCTGCTGAAGAAGTAGAACATATTACAGAGAAGAAAGCAAACAGACATTGGTTTGAGATGTCTATAGCAGGAGATAGTACAGATGGAATAGTAGGAGTTAAAGGTACAGGCATGGTAACTGCTACTAAGTTATTAGCAGATACACCTGACACGATAGATGCACTATGGTCTAAGGTTGCTGAGACTTATACAAAGAAAGGTTACACTTTGGCTGATGCAATTCTTAATGCAAGACTTACTAGAATATTACGAGAAGGAGATTACGACTACAATACAGGTACAGTAAAACTTTGGAATCCATAAGAAAACCCCCAAGACGAGTCACTTGTCTCAGGGGTTCTCTACGCTTTACCAATGGGTAACCACTCCCATTGATTTAATGGTAGCATAAAACTATGGCAAGTAACACATTACCTGTAATAACTGATGACCTTATTCAAGGTCTAGATAATTTATACCCACAACGACACCCTGACTTGTCATTATCTGATAGAGAGATATGGTATAGAGCAGGGCAACGTAGTGTTGTTGACTATTTAATTGAACAACAAAAGAGACAACGTGAAACTATGTTAAACAACACAACCAAAGGTATTTAATTATGTGCTTCTTCGGTGGTGGTGCTAAAGCTGCACCTGCTCCTAAAAAACCTGAGTTTGCAGATGCACCCCCTGTTGTTACAGGAGAACAGACAGGTGTAGATAAACCAAAGAACACAGCTAAAGCAACAGAGAGATTAAGAATGGCAAGGAAAGATAAAGAGATAGAAGCAGGAACTTATAACGACCCTAATCTTGGAAGAACAGAAGAATTGTTAACCAAGCCAAAAAAAGGTGGTAAATATACAATAAAAAGAGATAGTACTGGTAGAATTAAAAAAATAAAAACCAGTACTTATCGTAAAAGCCTTAGAAAAAAGGCAACAAAAAAACAGTAGGTAACTAACTATGTGTTTCCCAAGACAACCACCACCACCACCACCATTACCTGACCCAGAGCCAGTAGCACCTAAAGCAGAGAAGACTGCTGAACAAGTTGTTACAGGAAATCAAAGAGATATTGCCAAGAAAGGTAAAAAGGCTGCAACTACAACAACAAGAGCAGCAGCTAGAAAAGGTACTGCTTCTTTAAGAATACCTTTACTTACTAATGCACAAACTCAATCTGGTAATTTAAGGACACCTGTTTAACACATGGAATATTCTTCTTCGGCTGTAACAGCAGCAGGGTTGTATGAACAACTAGCACAAGAAAGATCAACTTATCTTAGAGAGGGTCAAGAGTCTAGTAAGTTTACCCTGCCATATCTTATACCTGAAACTTCAGGTGGTACTGGTGCAAGAAGAAGCAAGATCAAGACACCTTATCAATCAATCGGTGCAGCAGGAGTTAACAGCCTTGCTGCAAAACTTTTGACAGGTCTTTTTCCTACAAACATTCCTTTTTTCAAACTTGTATTAGATCAAATAAAAATACAACAAGATGGTAATAATCCTGAAGCTATTAGTGAAATAGATAGAGCATTACGCAAAGTTGAAAATGCTTTGATGCGTGAGATTGAAATATCAAATGATAGAGTTGCAATGTTTGAAGCATTAAAACATCTTATTGTTGGTGGGAATGTTTTGTTGTATCTAACAAACGAAGGATTACAAGTATATCCACTAGAGAAGTATGTATGCAGACGTGACCCCAATGGAAATACTTTAGAAATTATTATTAAAGAAACAGTAAATGGTAAAGCCTTACCACCTGACTTTGTAGCAAGACTAGAAGAGAAAGCAAAATATACAGAGAATACTTTAGAAGAAGATTTAGATATATACACACACGTCAAAAGAGATGGAGACTTTTTTAACTGGCATCAAGAATGTAAAGGAGAGAGGATACCTAATACAGAAGGTAGGGCAAGGAAAGATGTAACTCCTTTTATAAATCTTAGGTTCACAAGGTTAAGTGCAGAAAGTTATGGAAGGGGATACGTTGAAGAGTACAGAGGAGATTTAATTTCTCTTGAAGGATTGATGAAAGCGATAATCGAGAACGCTGCTGCGTCTGCTCGTACAGTTTTTCTTGTAAATCCCAATGGTACAACGAGAGCTTCTACCCTAGCTAAAGCACCTAACGGAGCTATAAGAGAAGGTAATGCACAAGATGTATCTGTGCTACAAGTCGGTAAGTCAGCAGATTTGCAGACATCTCTTACAGCAGTAACAAGAATAGAACAGAGATTACAGTATGCTTTCTTGATGGCTAAAGCAGTACAACGTGACGCTGAAAGAGTAACAAGTACAGAGCTAAAGATACTGACACAGGAACTAGAGTCAACGCTTGGTGGAATCTACTCTATCCTGTCTTCAGAACTACAGCTACCTTATCTAAGAAGACGTATGCACCTACTATCAAAAGCAGGTAGAGTACCAGAACTACCAAAAGATATAGTAGGTATCTCAATCATCACAGGATTACAAGGATTAGGTAGAGGACAAGATAAAGAGAAACTACTTGAGTTTATTACTACTTTGGCACAGGCTCTAGGTGCTGATGTGATGAGACAATACGTTAATGTTGACGAAGCTATTAAGAGGTTGGCTACCAGTATTGGCATAGAAACTGAAACATTGGTAAAATCAGGAGAACAGATTGCTGCGGAGCAACAGCAACTACAACAACAAGAACTTGTTAGAAGTCTTGGTAGTGCTGCTGTAGGCTCGCCTTTACTTGACCCAAAGAAACAGGCTGAAGCAGGTCTTATCTCACAACAAATGGATTCCAATGCCCAACAAGAACAGCCAGTCTAAAAAGACTGCAAAGCCAAGAGACAACAATGGGAGATATATAGCTCCTGAAAATGCTGTTGTCAGCAGACTAGGTGTAAACGAAGAAGGTACACCTGAATCAAAGAACAAGGGTACTGTCACTACTAGACATGGCAGCACAATCACTTATAGTTAAACCAAAAAACCACTATGACATCATCACAAATACAGGCGAATGAAACACCACCAATGTCTTCACAGGATATTGAAAGTCTAAGAGATGAGAATGGCCTTATCGCAGGTAAGTTTAAAACTGCTGCTGATATGGTAAACAGCT